TATATGGACGTTTCATTTAGTTTATTAATGAAACCGTCTGAAAGTGCTGGTATATTGGCCAACTTCATCATTTGGCGTATATCTGATTCTTTTAAAAGTTTTCTCATAATTTTTCTCCTGAGATGCACCTCAAGGTACATTCTTAAATAGACTCTTTATCGAATAAATGACTTATTTTTTTTAATACTATGTCCTCAATTTGCTTAACTCTTACAAAACTTATTTTTAATCTGTCAGCGACCTCTCTTAATGTCATGTTGCCATTTTGATTAATCGACTCAAAAATACAATTAGCATCCTTGGGGTAAAGCACCCAATATCGGCACTTTTCTACCGGACAAGCAACCTTTAACTCTTTACAAGCTTCCAAGCATTTTCTCATAAATTAGTTTCCGTTTCTATTAAATCAAAGATATCTTCTATTTCGTCATCTGCGAGAGCAAATTTTTTCTTTAAAATTTCTCCATTCTTGTGAATTTGATCAATCTTATTTCTTTTTTGTTGACCCTGGATATTATATTTCTCTTTACAATTTTTAATATAATTAAAAACCAGTTCATCATTTTCAAGGTATCCAGTTATCATCATTCTAAAAAATTGTGACTGCGTAAAACCATCAAAGTTGCAGCGAATTCTTAATTTAGTTTGCCGCTCTGAGCTATCATAAAACATAAGTTTCTTCCTGTTCTCAGGATTGGGGATAGTTGGATCTCTCATTTACCTCTCCAAAGGATGTGCGTGTTACTTTCTATTTGTCCTGATCCTGTTTGTAAGACGAAAGATGCTTTACTTCGAAATTCTGCCAGACTGCGTGCGCCCGAATAAGACAAGCCACTACGAATACCACCAGCAATATTTTGAAGGAGGCTTTTAACACCACCCCTAAACGGAACGGTAGTTGAAACTCCTTCCGGAATTGAAGACTTGCCTCGCCAGGCATTTTGGGCCGCCGAGCTGGCCATGCCTCTATACACTTTATATTTTTTTCCTGCTTTACCAAGGAATACTTCACCCGGTGTTTCTCTTGTGCCAGCCAACATTGAACCAAGCATAACAAAGTCGGCGCCGGCTGCAAAAGCCTTTACCATATCACCAGTGGTTTTAATACCACCATCAGCAATTATTTTAACATCATAAGTAGTTTGGGCGCAGTCTAAAATGCTTTGAAAAGTTGGAACTCCATGGCCGGTGACCATCCGAGTTGAACAGATAGAACCGCCGCCAATTCCGACACGAATCGAATCCGCGCCCCATGATGCCAAAGCATCAAACCCTTCTAGAGTCGCAACGTTACCAGCCATTAAATGTACCTCGTCTCCCATAATCTTGCGTATGGTAGATAAAGCATTTTTTACTAGGGAGTGGTGTCCATGTGCAACATCAATACAAATAATTTTTGCACCGGAGTCATACAATGCGCATGCGCGTTCTTCATAATCGCCTGTGACACCAACGGCTGCAGCTATCTTCATGTCTCCGTACTTACAAAAAGCATCTGATACAATTGAGGTTTGTTCCTGCACAGTATTATATCTATGTACAATTCCTAAGCCGCCTGCTGCAGAAAGGGCTCGGGCCATGTCGCCTTCAGTAATCGTATCCATTGGGCTCGATATAACAGGCAACTCTAGATGATTATTCTCATCCAAATCATTACCAATTTCAACAGAAAATCGACTTTCGATATCACTAAATTTTGGTTCTAAAAGGACATCATCAAAAGAATAGGTTTGTTTCATTTTACATTTTCTCCAAGTATCGCTGCAGACACCAAATAGCTTTCTCAATATCCTGTCTGGGGTCTTCCTTGTGTTTGTGTCTGGCAATATATTTAATGGCGCTGCCACAATGAAAGCCTAATTGCCAGTCTTCTATCACTTCAATAACCTCATGTCTTCCTCTATTGTAGTGTGAAGGATGATCAACATTACTGTCTTTCCTTCTCTTTCTTCTCTTACGACGAGCGGGATCAGTCGATGGCCAAGCATCCTGGATTCCCTCTATCCATTCTTCTTTATTAATTTTCATTAAAAGCCTCCGACTGGCATGTCATTGAGTGTCCCCATGGGTGATGCTTCATTTGTACTTCCCAAAGATCCCTCCCCTCTGTCGGAAATTGTAATTGGTTCGCGGTAGACACCATATGTGGTTTGTTTTGCTCTAAAATGTACAACAGGTACTAAAACAAGCTGTGCAATTTTGTCCTCTTTACAAACAATCTGCTCTTCATAACCAATATTATGCAAATCAATAAATACTTCTCCGTCATAACCGCTATCTATAATGTGCGCGCCCACAATTAATGACTTTTTAGCTCCCATGCTAGATCGATTACAAACTTGCAGCATATATCCATGAGGCACTCCGAAACTCAAGCCAGTGGGAAGCATTGCGCTTTCGCCGGGTTTGATTTTTATAGCAGAAATATTAGGATCTCTTGGGTGGTAGTAAACGTCCAAACCGGCGTCACTAGGGTTAGCCCTCGTCGGTGCCCGTGTCCCGGGCCTCATCTCGTATTCCAATATCATCTTGTATCTCCTTAATTAATTTGTTTGCTTTGTCCCAACATTCAGGACAATAAAGTCTTACAGTATCTTCTTTTTCTCTTACAACTACCTTCCAGGTCATGACGTCTTCTTTTGATTTTTTGTCAAAAGGTTTTTTGCACATGGCGCAGCTGATGTCCAGTTTGTCAAACATCATAAGCTGTCGTTTTAGTTGCTTCTCAAACTCTTTTTTTTCACGTTTAGCACGAGTTCTTGCTATCTTTCTTTTTAAACTACCCATTGTTTATCCTAATAATTTAAATGCATAACGAACTGATCTCGTACTAAATCCCCAATCTTTATTGTGATCTAATTTTGCTGCATATGGCCGGTTTAAGTGAATTTGATCGTACTCTTTGACACTCCAGCATCTAATTGTTGTCATGGTAGAGGTATCATCGATCACTTTGACAATCCAATATGGCTTGTCATTCTTTGTTTTCTTGAGAATAACCTCTCTTGGGATAAACCAGGCCACTCCTAAGTTTTTGTCCCAGTTGCCCAAGGCCGGGACGCAATGTCTATTAATAGAGTCTTTAATTTCTTTTGTTAGTACTAAATCAAACGGAAATATACCAGTTAAATCAGAGATATACTCAATTTTCTCTTCGCGAGTAAAATCTTCTTCTGGCGAATAAATTTCGATGTTCTCATCTAGTTTCTTTTGGTTCTTAGGCTTGTCTTGTATACATGCCATCCAGAAATGTTTGCACCCGTTAAATCGATCGTCAACAATATCGTCCAGTGCTCCAGAACGACATAGTACATCCAGGGCCTTCTTGTTTAGTTTGGCATGGACGATGTCTTCGCTAAATAAAACGTCTTCAATTTTTTCAAACGGCCTGTTCTGCATGATTTGCTCAATTGCTTTCTCACCCAAACCTTTAATCGAACTAAAAGGCTGAATAAGGGTTTTGCCATCATCACTGATCTCCCATTGCCTGGTCGAAGTATTAATATTAATATTTTCAATTTCAAAACCAAACTTCTGGGCTAGACTGATTGCGGCCTCTTTACGCGATTCAGGCTCTTTGTCTAAGAAAGCTGCCATCCAGCACTCAGGGTAATAATTGAACAACCAAGCGCACTGGTAAGACAGAATAGAATAAGATACTGCATGTGATTTGTTAAAGCCGTAACCTGAGAAATATTCAAAATTCTGCCAAAGGCTCTTAGCTGTATCGGTTGGTATCGATTTGTTGAGACACCCTCTAATAAATTTCTCCCTAATTGCTTCCTTCTCTTCCTGACCCTTGCCTGTACCCTTCTTGGTCAGGAGTTTACGTAATTTGTTACCTTCTTCTAAGGAAATGTCTTCGCCTAACTTGTGAGCCAGCAAAGCAATTTGTTCCTGAAAAATAAGGAAACCATAAGTTTCTTTGGTTACCTCCTCAACAGCGTCGATAAGATAACTAGCGCGTGGGTCTTTCTTTGCTTTGATATAGGCTTTATCAACACCCGCTCCAAGGGGCCCCGGGCGATAAATTGAGGTAATAGCAGAAATATCAATGATATCAT